AAATAAGCCAACATGTCTGGAGGCCCTTTCGTATAACTGTATGCCTGAATTAAACACGCATACAGCAACGCCTCCGGGGCATTGATGCTCACCCAGGTGGTCGTATTGGCCGAGGAAAGCTGAGCTGGTCTGTAAATGTAGCCAAGCTCCACAACATAAGAAGCCGTTGGAGTTGGCGCCACGTAGAAAGTATTCTGGTCCCAGACCGAGTAATACTTTGGAATACCCGTGTCTGCCCCGTCCGGCCAGTACTCCTTCATAAAGGAGGTGTCTCGGAAATCCAAAAAAATTTGATCGCTTGTTACCGGGTTGGTCAACATCATGTAGCGATGAGTCAGGATGTCAGTCGGAGCGGTCAAAAACTTGTTGCCCGCGGTCAGGCTGCCAGCTACTTCAAGCTTGAAAACATCCAAGTCAATGTCGCGGAGAATACGGTTCTCCGCCATCGTGATGAAGGTATTGATCACCGAGTTGGAAAAGACGTTGCTGTCTACTTCGGTGTAGTTACGGATATTGGTTACTAATTCGTCGTAGGTCATGTTGTAGTCACCGTAGGATCGCCCACATCACCAGCACCTGCAACACCGGTTACAGAGAAAGAGGCATTGGGCACAACTACTGTGCCTATACTACCAGAGCCACTGACACCTGATGAAGGAACATTTAAGACTAGATTGACGGAAACAGGGCTGACTGCGCCGGTGGCCGATAGCCCAGAGGGGGCAACAGGAGCCGCGCCCGTAACAACAGCGTTGCCCACTTGACCGACGCCTGAGGCGCTGCCAACAAACGGAATAATGACCGAATTGCCCTCAGCCGAGGCCGTGCCAATCTGGGCACTCGCGCTTACTCCAGACACCAATACCGCTGGGGCATCCCCACGAATCAGAACATTTCCAATGCCGCCCACTCCATGAGGTGTGTCCTGGCTCGGGTAAGGGCGCATGTTGATGACATTGTCCGCACTGCCAATACTTTGGAAATACGTGTACCCAGGCTGGCCAACATACACATCCACTGGCTCGACCCTGTCCGGCCGAGGCTGCAAAAGCGCGACCGCATCGCCGCGGTACTTGAGCGGTTCGAGCTGCGGTTCTTTGGGTTCGTAATCCTCTGGGCAGACCTTGAAGCCGCGCCAGTTTTTTCTTAGGACGTTGTAAGGATAGCGTTGGCCACAGTAGTCGCAAAGACCATATGAGTACTTGCCGGTTGCGTAGGCCATCTCATACCCCTAAATACGGGACAAAGGAAACACTTGCTGTGTCCCGATCCTCCAGTGCTGCCCTTGTGAAATCCTCTTCGTACATCTGCTTGAGCCCCGTCACACGCTCAGGCGCAAACTTCAGAGCCAGGTAGTACGCCAGGCCTGAGACCAGGCAAGGCAAGAACCTGAAGTTGACGTCTGCCGTGTTGGTGTAGTTCCCCGCATCCTGAATACGCCGTATCCGGTAGTACACAAACGTGTACGGCCCGTTTGGCCTGGGGTAGAAATACACCGTCGTTGGGTTGGCCCGCTGCACGTAGTACTGCGCCGGCCGTGCCCCCGTCTGCTTGTCGGGGATGTTCAAGTACTCTTCCCGACTAATTCTGTCGATAGTAATGTCCACTGATGGAGACTGAGAGTTGTCTCGAATCACGGCAGAAAGCACATTGACCGTGTCCGAGCTCAAGGTGATCTCGGCTGTCCCCGTCAGAGAAAACGTAGCCTCTTCAATCGTCCAAAGATTCAAGCCACGGTTGGCCCAGTCCAAGAACAAAAGATTAAGCGAACGACGGGCAGACGACAACTGATAACCGCTTTGCATTCGCATGCCGCAGCGCTCAAAAGCCTCCTCGACGATGTCGTCAATTGAGAGGTCAAATGTCGTTGTGCCGGAAGTTGCCATTATTCTTTGTATAAATTATCAAAAGTCACCGTCGGATCCATGTACGTATCATCTTGTTCCGCACAATGAATCCACTGGCTGGGCCTGAAATCAGGAGCTCCTTTCCCGGTCTCCCAAAAAGCAGGGCTTGTCACTCTTACCCGATTATTCGGCAAAGCCACAATATTGCCCGTCCACTTCCCCGCATCTGTCAGAATCAACACATGGCTTTGCTTGTGTTGAGCCGGACAGTCGGCCACTTCGCTCTCGGCATAGTCCACCGTAAACAAGTACCGCCCAGTATAAAACTCCCCCGCTATTTTGCATAGCCAAGGACTAGGGCTAGTACGAGCGAATTTGATGACAGTGTGCTCATGCGAGGGGCAATCCCAAGGCTGCACCAAATGCGTGGGCATGCGCTCAGGCCAGTCATCTAGCGGGATGTCCCCTACCAATGCCGTAATTGGCATCCTGGCCCACATTGCACCACCATGCACATTCTCTGAACCATCCGCATCGCTCTCGCATCCGGTAAATACCAGCTGAAAACTTAAACAACGGTCGGGCATGGAGTTGACCGCAATCGCCATAGCGTGCAGATACTCTCCATGGTACTTCTGATGCATATGCGTAAACTCACGCCTCACCCAGCACTTAAAGTACGGGATGTTGCTGATGAGATACGACATTAGCCTTTCTTTCCGCCGCCTGCGTAGCCTTTTTTCTTCATTGCAGCGCCACCAGCAGCGTAACCCTTGGTCATCATGCCGCCGCCCATCATACCCATGGCCATTTTCTTGTGCTGATTAATGGCCTCGCCGCCTTTTTTCATCATCACAGGGCCGGAATTGTCACTAGTCTCAGAAACCATCCGGTTTTTCGGGCCGCTCTCAACTGCGCCACCACCCCTGGTGGCAATTCCCATTCCACGTCCAGCCATGATTATTTCCCCCTCATTGCACGGCCTTTAACATCAGCCGTCTTACGTTTAACAGCACGACCCATTTTGTCAGCCATGCCACCTTTTGCCGCTTTACCAATCCCATCAGCAGCAAAAAAAGGAACCTTTTTGCCACCTTTCATAACCATTTCCATCTTGCCGCCTGCGGCAGCTGCCTTCTTTTTCATGACTTCTTACTCCTTTTCGAGAGAGTTGCTACAAAAGTGGGCTTTGGCCCAGTGTTCCCAGCAGCCCTCTTGCGTTGCACTGCGGACTTGCGCTGTGCTTCGGTCAACTTAGCTGCTTTCTTAGCGGGCAGACACTTAGGATATCCACCCCCTTCAGATGCCGATTTTCTACCACACTCGGGGCGCTTACCACCTTTTTTAGGCGCCCCAATATTGACCCATTTCTCACCAAACCACTTGCCTAAACCGCCCTTAGCCACGGCTCTTCTTCTTCGTAGCCACTTTGTTATTACCGCCTCTCCAGCCACCTCCCGCAGCCTTGTACTCCTTGGCCGCATATGCGTTGGCATAGGCAGATGGATACACCTTGAACTTTGCCTTGGCTTTTGCCTTGGCTGCAGCCCATTTACTCGGATCGGTTGGAGTGGCCTTAGGCACTATCGTCCCCTTGTGTTACTGTTTTTAACCATGCCGCCTGTTTTCATCTTTTTAAGTCTTGCCCGCTCTCTTGCTTGCTTGGCAAAATCGTCCATGTCCTCTTCTACCTTGGATTTAGGACGGTCCATTTCCTTGGCGGCCCTGTCATACTGCTCTTTGGTTACACGGCGGCCAAGAACTTCGTAAGTAGTCTCACCCTTCTGATCCGAGCCCTCAGAACGCTTTACAGGTTTGGCTGTTTTTGCAGACTTGATAAACGCTTGCTTGGTGGGGGCACCCTTTGTTCCAGGTTTTCTTATCTTCTCGCCCGACCCAGCAGCGATGCGTTTTTTCTTAGCAGCAATGTTGGCATAAAGGCCCGGTTTGGCAGCCATCACTTACCCCTTTTCAATAAGCCGGTCAATTTTCTCTTCAAGGCGGTTAAACCTTGCGTCAATGTGCTCAGTAATTCTTTGCACTTCCTCTTTAGTGACGTGATCACGAGCAACCTCCACACGAGTGTCGTTGAGTCTTTGTTCAATCTGCTCTAGCTTTTTAAACTTTTCTTGTGCCATATAACTCACCAAGGCAAAAAATGCTGCGGCTAAAGTAAGGATTCCGTTCCAAAAAAAGTTAATCAGTTCCATGATCTAGCACTTCCACCGTTTTCTAGCCTGTCGAATGCGGCTGTTCGGGTCTTTAGCGGCCTCGGGAAACTTCTTCATCTGACCGGCCGAACGAGCGCAAAAGGACTTCCTGCGCGCCGCTCGTTTGCCAGTGGGCTTGTCCTCAGTCACAGCGGTTTGAAGTTTCGAGCCAGGATTGGCCTTGCGGTAAGCCGCAACACCTTTTTTGGTCATGCCCGCACCGGCTTTAGTCGGGCGGAAATTGCCCGACTTCACCGATGTCTTGATGCCCATGCCCTTGGCCATTACGCAGCAGCCCCACCCTCGAAGAAAAGGGTGACGCTAGTGACATTGACGTCTGCAACATCAATAAAGACGCCGTCAGTAAACAAAACTCCCATGTCCGGAACAATAATGTCCGAGGAGCCTGCCGCCGCGGGGGTATTAATCGTCACCAGTGCCGTGCCGCTGCTAGTCGAGCCGTTCTTCAATGAAAAAGAAGAGGCAGTCGCCGTATTCGTAAAGTAGATTCCTACAACACGAGTACGACCCGATATGGCAGCAGCATCAGCAGTCTTAGTGACTGAACTAAGGTTGCTAAAGCTCATGGCGACCTCCTATTAACGGTCAGCAGCGCAGAACAGATAATCGATAGTGGTTACCCGAGTACCGGTGGCACTTCCGCTCACAGACATTGCGCCGATGGTGAGGTTTTCATCATCAGGAATGTTGGTTGTGTGCGTTGCAACAAGCTGACGATTAACAAAGAACTGAACCGATCCCGTGCTGTAGGCCCAGAAGCCCAGACGAATGTAGGTATCGTCTACGAGATCAATGTCCGAGTCGGTAGAGGTCTCCGTGCCGTCCTTTTCAGTCTTGCACAGGATAGACGCATTGCCATCATTAACCTGGAACACAATGCGGTCAGCTGCAGTCAGCATATTTTCAGGGTTGGTCGCAAAATTGACAGTCAAACCAAAGCAAAGATCGGTCTGATCAGCATCATTACACTTGATGCGGGTCTCAAACCAAATGCTCTTGTCTGTCTGAACCGCGAAAACCTCATTGCCCTGAAGCGAACCACCATCGTCATCAGTCGTGGCAGCAGAAGTAATCGAAACCTCGCCATTGACCGTATCAGCAACGATTGCAACAGCGGCTCCAGAGTCTTTGACCACGGTCCAGTCATTGGTCGAATCAAGGGCGACTCCAGTAAAGTCATCCATGTAGTTGACATAGTCAACGTTGTTGCTAACTGGTTGGTCGGTCCACCAAGGACCAGGAGAGTTTTTGCCCGTGAATAGCACTGGGCCTGTAAAGTGAACGGCCATTTAAGGCTCCTTTCGTGTAGTAGCACATCCCCGTACCGTCTCTACTAAGTCTGCTAGGTCAGTCGGCACAGGTAAAAATCCTAGTCCCTCAATAATAAAACAAAAAAGGGGGCTTGTCGCCCCCTTTTTCTTGCTGCTTTTTAGGCTGCTCCGGGCGAACCGAAGATACCTCTTGCGTCAGAGTATCCAAACGAATACCGCTCGCGCGCCTTGTAGCGAACGTTTCCGGTATCGAAGTCGCCCTCAAAACCGGTCTTGATTGCAACGCGCTGGAACATCTTCATTCCATTGGGAGCATCGGTCTTGATGAAGAACGCATCAGGATCCGTCAGGTAATGATTGACGGTGTAACCCTGAGGAATCATGCCCATGTTGCGGATGGCATTGATATCGTTGTCGGCAGTGCCAACACGCAGGGTGGACTTCATGATGCGATCAGCCGTGAACTGAAGCTCTTTCGGGATGATCAGCTTCATACCTTGGATTGCGATCTTAAGACCACGCTCGTCGGTGAAAGCAGAGATGTCGATCAAGGCCTGCTCCAAGGAAGTCTCGGAGAGGTCGGCCGGAACGGTCAACTCGTTCTTCAGATCAGGACCCGACAGGGTGGGGTGATCTAAAGCACAGAGAGGCTTGCCGTCGCCACCGATAGAGGTGGTGAAGGCGCCGTTCAGGACGGCTGCAGCTTTGATCTGCTTGGTGGTAGCCATTGAACGAGCCAGGGCCTTAGTGTAGCGGGCAGCAAGACGGTCGTAGAGGTTGTCCTCAACGGCTTCTTCTGTCAGCGAGAACGCCAGGGCGATGGTCTCATGCGTATAGCGAGCTGTGTAGACTTCCTGCGCTTGGTCATAAGCGACACCAGCGCCTTCAGTTTTCACGGGGGCCTCGCCGAAGCCAGAGAGCATCACTTCCTCTTCAAAAGCACGGTCAGAGGTTTCGATGTCATAGATCTCGGCATGCTCGTTCTCATAGCCCTGATACTCCAGGCCAAAAAGAGCATTTAAGCCAGGCTCAAGCTCTTTAACTAGTTGGGCACGTGAAATTGCCATTTTTCAGTTCCTTTCAATTAAGTCACAGCTTTGACGCCGGTGCTGCCATACAGATGCTCGTTGATTTTCACAACGACAACTGCAAAGTCGCCAAGCGTGTTGCCGGGAACGTTATATAGGCCAACAATCTTCAGATTCAATGCTGCCGTATCTGCGATGGTGGACGAATCCAGCTCCATTGAAGAAACACCCGTAGTTGTGCTTCCACCGGTCCCAACAACATCAGCGTTTTTACCAATGTCAGCCTGAACAATGTCTTCGTCAGCCTGGATGATAAATAACTGACTAGGATCATCCATCACGTCGGCACTGATCTCACCTTGTGTGATGTTCACCGAACCAGGATAGAAGTTCTTAAAGGTGGGTTTTCCAGTGGTGGGGTCGATGTAGTTACATCCGTTAAATACACCCAGGGCCGCAGCGTGTGTACCGGGGAGGAATTTAACAACGAAACCACCGACAATGGTGACCAGGTCTCCCTGGAAAATGGCTCCAGCCTGATTATCCTCGATTAGATACCCATACTGCTTCTGAGCACCAGTAGCAGAAAGATTGCCGAGAGGACGCAGACCAAAGGCTTTATCAACGTTTGCCATTTGTTTGTTCCTTTAAAAAAGTTTTCACAGGTCCTTAGTTTTCCTTCGGACCGCCGAATGTGACACGGGACTGCCGAGTCGGGGCCTCAATCCGCATGCTCCCGTGAGCATTTGACTTCAAGAGGTCGTTATCTGCAGCCTGAACTTGGTCGCTGGCCCTACGGCGGTAGTGCTCATTACGCTCTGCCGCTGTCTCCTCTGGGATACGAGCTAACAACATGCCTCCCACGCTAATAACGCCAGCGTGTCGGCCGTCTTCCGCGGACGGTACAGGAAAGTCAGGATATTCATCCGATCTAACGAGCTCGTAGCCCTCGCGGACTTTGCTTGCTACGTTAATGCGGTCTTCATGTCCCGCCACTTCTGCACGAATCCAACGGTGCTTATATCCAGCAGGTGCCGGAGGTGCATCCAAGCGAGAAGGAGGAGCCCAGGGCTTGCGCCGCGTACCGGCCTCACGAGTTTCAGCTTCACGAGGGGTACGAGTGGTTTTGGTTGTTTCGCTCATTTCATTACTCCTTCACATACTTGGCGTACTCTTCCAGGGGAACGCCTAGCTTTTTGGCAATCGCAACTTGACTCGGTGTCAGCCGGACAGTGCGGCGTACATTATTCGCGCCCGATGATCGGGTAGCAGGGGCAACCGTTTGTACGGGTCGGCTACTCCTGGTGTTCTGCGCATTACTGACTTTACCGAATTTAGCCGGAAAAGTTTCAGCCATGCGGCGATCTAGCTCATCATAATACTCATCCGACGTGGGGTCAAATCTTTCTGTTTCGACCAGTTGGCGGTGAATTCCATAAGCGGTATGGGTCATGACAGTGTCCGTACCAAACCACTCGTTTTTCTCGGCCCACTCCTCTGCCCGGGGGTCAACCTTCGGCTGAGGCGGACGCTGTTGGACAGCCGGTTGCTGGGGCTGTTGCGCCTGCTGTACCGCGACTGTACGCCGTGCCTCGGCTTCCTGGAGCTGGCGCTGCTCAAACAGCAGGGAAGTCAGACGCTCCTGGGCCTCAGTTTCGGTGTCAATGTCATTCTCTTCCCGGGCCTTTTTAATAATCTGCTTGAGCGCAATAGATTGGGTCTCAATCCGGCTCTTTGCCTCTCCCATGCGCTGGCCGTCAAAATGCATCGCCTGGCGACGCAAATCCTCAGCCTGCTGCTGGACGCCGCGGGCATATTCCAAGGCTGCCTGCTCACGGCGCTGGGTCTCACGCAGACGAGCCGTTAGCTTGTCAATGCGCTTTTTGACCTTATCGCTGTAATTCTCCAGCTCATCCTCTTCACCCGGGATAGCCGGCTGTAAGGGGTCGGTTTCAACAACCGGAGGCTCTTGTTGATCCTGGACCTTGGCCTCTTTACCATCTTCAGACATCTCGACAGTAACAGGCTGCTCGTCCTCCCCTAAATTAAATTCCAACTGGTCTTTTTCAGACATGAACCTCTCCTTTACATATGCAAGATGTCTTCAGGGTCGTTCACACGACCGATGATTTCATCATCGTTTAAAATACGGATTTCCCCGCCGTCAATGCTTATTCTTGAGCCGGCGTAACGGCCAAAGACTACCCAATCACCTAACTTACACCACGGTCCGGTGGCGAACTTGTCAGTATCGCCATAGGCCAGATCCCCAACCTTCAGGACATAGCCACAAACTGTGGCCAACTGGGTCTTTTTCTGGGTTTCCTCTGCAAGAAGAATTCCGCCTTTGGTCTTTTCCGCACCGCGGTAAGGCAGGATGGCAATGCGCCAACCAGTGGGGGTAGGGATTCGATTTAGTACCTCCGAAGGCATTTGCTCCGGCACAAGCCGGCCTTCGTGGTCATAGGCATCGTCAAGCTCCGGGCCTCGGGCTTCTTTTTCTTCCTGCCACTTTTTCTCAAGTGGGGTCAGACGATCAGGAATACTATCTTCCATTGGCTCTCCTTTGGGTTGGTTAATCTTCGCCATACTTCGAGGCACGGTCTCGTATTGCCTCTTCCGCAAGCTTTAAACCCTCTAGACGGCCCATCATGAAACGATAGCGTTCCATATCGGAGATGGTTCCATTAAGAACAATGGCCTCTGCGTCAACACGCATTTGCCGAATGTCCTTCAGTATTCTTTCTGCAAAATCTAGCATGGCAAGTCCATGAAAAAGCAGACGAAAACCTCGTCTGAGGGCGGTTAAAACTTAATAAATCTTAACAGGCTCGTTCCCATCACGCTTCTTGACAACCATAAACGCACCACCGTCCTTGGCCTTGACAGGCTTTTTGCGTGACTTTCCTGCTGTTGACAGGGCAATTGCAACGGCCTGTTTGACTGCCTTCTTTTTGCTGGCAGGCTTGCTGGCCCCAATTTTCCCGGTCTTCTTAAAGCTTCCTACCATCTCTCCGATATTGGAGCTGACGGTCTTCTGACTTGATCCCTTTTTAAGCGGCATTTCGCCCTCCTTGTTTGACTAACGTGGCCATCAACCGCTCGCGCGCAACCTCTGAGCGCTGGTCGATCGCATCCTGCTGCACACCAATACGCTGCTGCGCAACCTGAGCATCCATCTGCGCCTTCTGCGACTGCATGGCAAGCCTCTGCTGCTCGATCTGCGCGTCGATCTGGTCCTTCTGAGCCCGCTGCTGCAATTCTTGTTGTTTTAGAGCAACAACCGGGTCTTCCCCGCCCTCGCCACCAGCCAACTGGCCCTGCAAGCTGCGAACTTCCTGCATGAACTGCGCAACCTTGATCGCTATCATGCCCTCGCGCTGGATATCCGAGACC